CTTATAATGGATGAAGTAACTTATTTGGTAGAACTCTTAAGAGATAACTGGCCTAGTTCTAGTGTTATGCAAAATACTTTGGGAATACCATCTGCTCATAGAGTTAAACCTACAATACTAGATATTCGTAATTTATCTTCTGGTGGAGCAACAGATGGAACAACTGGTAAAGTTAGTAGAGGTCAGGCTAGGCAATATAGTTTGTTAAATCAGACTAGCCCTGCTATTGGTGCGGCTACTTCTTCTGACTTAATTGTGGTATTTGAAGATGGACAAGATATAGAATATGGTACAGTTCATTTCGATGTTAGAAATGAAACTTATAACTTAACTTGCCATATTAGAACTGTAAGCGGTGGAGATACTAGAGCCGCAGATAACATGTATGCGCATAAAAGGTTGGAATCACTTTATAAATCGCTTCGCCACACGCTTGAATCACAGAGGAAGGGTGCGACCGTTACAATTGGAAGTGAATCATTGAAAATGCATCAAATTTTTTTAGGAGGAAGAACAGAATCTAATAACAAAGCAAAGCGGTTATTGGGTTATAAAGTAAATGTGACAATGAAACGGTACGCCATCTCAGTATAGTAAGTAAGTAAGTAGGTGAAAAAACATGGCAGTAAATACAGATATATTTTTAGGAAGTGGAGCAAGTTTAACATTTGTTCCAGAAGTAGATTTACAAATCGTATTAGATAGTAGTAGTACAACTACTAATTTAGTATGTGATGCTACTTGGACAGATAACGTAAGAATGGTACAAAATTTGTACGTTGGTTGTGTACTTGATTTATACAATGCTAGTGGCTCAATAACAGTTCCAGTTTCTTCTCATGTTATTACTGCTAATAGTGAAACTGCTTTTACTATTTCACCTGCGGCTGTTTTAGCGGATTTGGACGGCGCATTTCAGGATGCGACTGATTTTGCAGTTATTAGAAGTTATGGCGCTCCTAGTCCTACACAAAAAACTGGTTCTATTGCTAGGTTAAATGCTGATAACTGGTTAGGATTAGTTGAATCTGCCTCATTCCCTAATGTAGAGCAAGAAATGAAACAAATGAATATACAATTAGGAGGAAGTAGAAACTTCACTCATCAATATAAAGGAATAAGAACTGCTAGTGGTGGTAATATAAATGTTGTTGCTAACCATGCAACTTGGCTTTACTATGCTTTAGGACAATGTACTACAGTTAATGCTACCTTTACTGGTTCTACATCAACAGACCCTACAGATAACTATTCAGCCCACACTAATAATGTTCATTATTTAGACATAGGAGCAACAGCGGGTACTAAATCATTCAGCGATAATTTAACTGCTCATACTTCTACTGGACCTATATTTTATAGAACGGCAACAGATTCGGCTTTCTTATTACCACCAGTATTAACAAGTGATGGTACAGATAAATTAAATATGGCTTTATTAACTTTACCTGAATATAATGCTAGTGGGGTTTTAACTAATCCAATTCAATATACTTTTGCTGAATTAAATACAGAAGATTTACCTTCTTTCGCACTAGAACAAACATTAAGTAAATTAGAATCTACTAATACCTATAATACAGAAACAGATAGTGCTAGTGAATCTCATAACTTTGTAAGAATCGCTAGAGGTAATAGAGTTAACACATTAACTATGACGGCTAATGAAAATGAAGAAGTTAAATTTACTATGGATTTAAACACTAGGGCTGTTAATAAATTAAAACAAGCAGAAGCATATCAAGCGAGAGGGGGCAACTCAAGTTTAACCGCTACAACTTTATTCAACTTTGGAAGTGGTGCTAATACTTTAGCGGCTACAGGAGAAGAATCTTTAGAACCTTTCTTTTTCTCAACAGGTTCTTTTAGTATATTTGGACAGACATTCCTTAAAATAACTAATATGACTTTAACCATTAATAATAATTTACAAGATAAAAGGTTTGTAGGGATTGGTAATAAAGATGTTAAATCTGGAATACCTGCTCAAAGAACATATGAATTAACTTTTACTGCTATGGTAACTGATGATAAGTTATTCGAAGAGTTATTTACAGAAACAGAAGTTGCTTCAGGAACAAGTACAATAGATTTACAATTTGATAAACTTGCACCTAACGGAACTGTGAACGAACAAATAATAATTAAATTAAAAGATTATTTCTTAAGTAGTTCTAATGTAACTATTCCTGACGATAAAGGCCCAATTACTATTGAGGCTACAGTAATGCCTAGACAACTTGATACTTGTACTGTTAAAACACACTGGATTTTACAGGGGTGATTTAGATGGAAAAATGGGCTAAAAGAGAACTTTACAGAAAACAATTAAAAAAATCAAAGGCTAAAAAACGCCAAAAGAAAAAGGAGGTAGTTAAGGAAGAAACTCCAGAAACTACTGAATAATATCATATTCCACCAACACCGTTTGTTTGTATGTTGGTAAAAAAATAAGGTGGATAAAAATGTTAAACGAAAATAAAAAAATTGTTAGTGATAAAAGTTTGCTGTTTGCGGCAAACGAACCGAAATTGTACTATCTCAAAATTGCTGAGAATAGTGACGAACATCTAAAAATATGGGTAAAGGAACCAACTTGGATGCAAGTAGAAGCGGCAATGGCTTCTGTTATGAAAGTTAATTCCCGTACTCAGGAAATGGATATAGATTTAAATAATTTATACCATTATATGATTGATAACTTTATAGAGAAAACTGAACCCAGTTTATCTAAAGTAGACTTAATTAGATTAAGTCCATACTTAGGAAATCAATTAAAAGATATACTTCCAAATCCCCTTCAAGATTTTATGGGGGATGATACAAAAAACGAGAAGTCAGAGCCGCAATAAGAGGAAAGTCTGCTAATCCTCGGGTTGTATCTCTGATAACAGTTTACAGTCTTTCTAAGGCTTTAGCAATAAGCCCATTAGAGGTTTATCAAATGCCAGCCTCTTTAGTTAGAGATATGTTAATGGTTCATGGCGAAGTGGAACAGTATAAAGCGGAAGAAATGGACAAACAAATAAAGAAGAACAATAGGTGATAATATGTCGGAAGCAAAGAGAATAGCAAAAGAGTTAATGCGCTTAGAAAACCAAATGTTCTCAATATCCGATACCGCAGATACTCTTGCTCAGGCAACAGAGGGGCTGGCTAAATCAATTGGGGTTGTAGCAAATGAAAGTAAAGTATGGACAGCCGCTAGTAGGTTATTATCAGGTACAGGTCTTTGGAAATTACAAAACTATCTTAGAGGTGGAATACAACTTTTAACTTTTTATAAAGATGCACAGGCTAAAGCAATAGAATCACAGAATGAAAGTATGAAATCTTTAGCGGCATTAAGTGAAGAATATGTAACTGTTAATCAAAAAACTAAAGAATTACAGGGTATTTTAGACAACGGAACTGGGTTTAAAGAAGCAATTAAAGATAATCTTGAATTAAAATTACAAATGGATTCTATGGCTGAAGCGGTTAAAGCAAGTCAAGGGGCATTAAAGGATTTTAGTGAAGAAGATGCTCAAAAAAGGGCCGTAGAAAGAACTCTTAAAATTTATGAATATCAAGGAAAACAGATGCAAAAATTACTAGATAAAAGAAATAAACTAGTAGAAAAAGCAATAAAAGAAGAAGAAAAAATAGAAGAACTCAAAAGAGCAAGACAGATTAAAGCAGATTTAAAACAAGCGAAAAAATTACTTAGACGAACTGGTGGGTCTGACCCATTATTTAGACGTAGACAAACAAATGTTAGAGCATTGGAAGCGGCACAGGCTGGCTCTCAAGCAAAATTAGGTGAGTTAGGTGGTACAGGCATTACGGCTTTTGCTGAGGGTATGAAAGGAGTATTCGACCCATTTGTAAAATTGTATGATAAAAGAGAAAGTTTTAAGGAAAATTTAGCCAAGATAAGAGATAAATTAACTTTAGGTGCTATGTCTAAAATTGGTAAAGTTGCTGGTCTTGCCCTTAAATATTCTATAATGTTTGTATTATTCTTAATGGGTGCTTTTATTATATTTGAGATAATTAAAAAGATAATGTCAAATGCAGAAGCAATGCAAGTTGTTATGGACACAATAGCAAATGTGATGTCTGCTGTATTTATGGTGGTCGAGGGATTTATGTTAATATTTTCGGCTTTCTTCGGTTCGGAGCCAATTCAAAAAAGATTTATGATGTTGCTAGAAGGTATGGCTAAAGTCCTTGCAGGTGTTTTCGGTGGATTAGGCGCTATATTATTAGGCGTTGGAAAACTATTATTTGGTTTAACGATAAAGGCCGCATATGATTTACTTATGTTTTTATTAGGTTTATTGGTAAAACATGTATTAACACCCATAGGACAGGTAGTAGTAGGAATAATAGAAGCAATTATAGAACTAAAAGATAAAATTAAAGCAAAAATAGGTGAAATATTAACTAGCGTTTTAAATTTCTTTACTCCTTTGTTTACTTTCATTAGGAATTTTAAATTACCTTTCTTCGCAAATGGTGGGGTATCATCTGGTGGTTTAGCCGTTGTAGGAGAAAGAGGACCAGAGTTGGTTAATTTACCGAGAGGTTCGAGAGTTCATTCTAATTCACAAAGTAGAAAAATGGCTGGCGGTAATACGATTCATGTTCATGTTAATGGTCGTTTAGGAGCATCAGATTCAGAGTTAAGAGATATAGCAAAGAAGGTAGGAAGAATGGTAAGTGCTGAAATAAATAGAAGCACTTCTTCATCAACAAACGTGAGGTATTAAAATGGTAACGACAGATTATGACGGGCATTTTGTATTTCTTGATTTAAGTTCAAGAAGTCCTATAACAGATAGAACAGATACAACTACTATGAAAAACTTTGATACTAACAGGATAGCATTAAAATGCGAAACGGTAGCAATATCTACAACTAAAGATGTTTTGGCAATGCCTATTCCTCTTAGTGGTATCTTTACTGGTGAAGCAAATACTCAACCTATTGATTTAGGAATATCCAGTAAAACTATTTCTCTTAGTGGTATTATAACAGAACAACAAATTTCTAAACAATTTAAAGCGGATGATTTACCAAAAGAAAAAGTTGATACTACAGTGGATGTTGGTGTAGCAGATAGAACCTATACAGATGTGGATGGCAAACACGTAATTGTAAAAATGACAGCGCAAGAAATATGTCAACTAATACATTCTTATGTTGATTCTTCTTTTGCTCAAGTTCAACAAAATCTTAACAACTTAATTATTTTTATACCTTCGAGAGTAGGAAATGATTTCATCTATCATGATAAAGATGCGGCTGGTAATGATGTTACAGATGTAGATGGGAATGCAATCGGTAAGAATACACCTGTTGAAAAATGTCCCTTAGTTCCTTTTAACTATGGAGTTAGAAGTGGAGATGGTTTTAGTTTAGATGCATTTGGTAGTTTTGGGGGTAGTCCCTTTCCAAAGCCTTTAGGCGATACCACTAAACACAATAAACTTGAAGCGATTGCTGGTTTTATTCGTTCCTTCGATACTACATTTGTTGGTGGTCAGCCCTATGTAGAATTTAGTATGTCATTTGAGGTAGCAAGAGGGATAGTATGAGTTATAGAGTTTATAGTGAAAATAAAAAATCATTAGTATTCCCAATAATGGGAGATGGTTATGTTCACTTAGATTATAGCAAACATATTCCAACTGACTCTGAAGAACCTTACGGGTTATGGGGCCATAAAGATTCTTTTATGATAGAAACTATTGTAACCCCTTATGATGTAAATGGTTTTGCTTGGTTATTAGGTGGGGATTACGAAACTGGTGCTGGTGATGCAAGTTCAAATATAAATGCTGACCCAAATGTTTTGGAATTACCTTTTAATGATAAATACTTCTCAGCGGTTGGAAATGAATCTAATGCGGCTTCTTCTAGGTCAAAGGCTTATTTTTCACATATGCATGTAGGGTATTTAGCAGAAGCATTAGATAGTTCTGAAACTGTAATTGATGTTAGTAGATTAGAAGACTTAGATGGTGGAGATTATATTCGTATAGATAATGAAAAAATGAGAATAGTTTCTACTGCAAGAAATTTTGGTAATGGATACCAAGTAACAGTTGCTAGAGGTTTTGATGGAACTACTGCTACAACTCACGATGTTAATGCTCCTATTTATACAGACAATCGTAAGAATCACAAAATGTCATTATTTTATAATCCTAATTGTGAATTCTATTTAAAAAATATGACAAGAACAAATATGAATCAACCTGCTGAATATAAAATTGGTTGTACTATAAAAGGGAAAGACCCAAACGGCATTACTAGAACTGTAACTATTGAAAGTAATAATCCAGTTATAACTGCTGATAAAGAATATTATGGTGTAACTGTTGACCAGCCAGCATTAATTGATAGTGTGTTTGGAAAGCCCATTTATCTAGGTAGAGAGGATAGAGTAAAATATCATAAAATGGTAGACTCTAGTGCTAATCAGATATACTTTGAAAGATTATTTAATGGGGTAGATACCATTGCTGATGTAAGTTCTAATGTTGTGACTTTTAGTGCTACTAATAATACTATATCGAGGGCTAGTGGTAGTTGGACCGCCAGTATGAGATATATCAAAGTTGTAGGTTCTGACAATAATGATGGTTACTTTAGAGTTAGAGGACAAAGTGGAGGAACATTAACTTTAGAAACTACAAACTGGGTAGCGGCTGGAGGAGCCAATACTGGTAATAATTTATTAACAGATGAAACTCATAACTCTGGAGCATTAAAAGTTTATTACACAACAAGAGCAACTAGCACACATGGAGTTTTATCCTTTGCTGATGGTAGTACAAATTATAACGCAGATAGTACTTCTGCTTTAGATATGGTTGATAGAGTTTGGAGAGGAAGAAAACTTTATGGACAAATTAATTCTAGTAAAACTTTCTCAACTTCTTTACAACAAAAAGAACCTATTTCTTTAGGATATATTGATTCTTTATATGCTCATAGTAGTGGTAATAAAGTTGTTTATATTTATATGGCGGCCTGTAGATTAACTAAACCTGTAAGAACAACAACAGAAACTATCTTTTATGTTGATGATGCAAGAGATTTATCTGTTGGGGATTCCTTAAGATTTTTTGATGAAGTAATAACTATTGGTGCTATTAGTGGTAATGCTATTACAGTTGCTAGAAATCAAGATGGTGGCACAGCAAGAACTAGTAAGATAGATGGTTTTGGTGGAGGTGATTCTACTCCTACCGATTATTACATAGACCCACTAGAGGAATATAATTTTTCAAGAACTTTGTATAAGATATTACCAAGTGATTTATTTGATGGTGTTAGGTTAATAGATGGAAGTGGTAATAGTATTAGTAACAGTGATAACTACGGCGGTCATTTAATAGCAGAATGTTGGAAAGAAGCATCTTATGTTTTAAGACCGTTTTATTTAGGTATGTCTTATGATAGTTTAGCAAACAGAGTTAACTTAGTTATAGACGGAGATGTAGTAGAAACTTCTATTTTTAGCGAGGGTGATTTGAGAATACACAATATAGTTGGTGATGGTAGCACAACAGTAACTATCAATACAATAGACGCACATGGTTTATCAGTTGGAGATTGGATAAGTATTGACGGAACAGGAGTTACTAATTTAGATGGGGTTTTTCAATTACCTAGTCAAACCGTTGGAACCAGTTCATTTACAATAACAACTCAAAGTGCTGTTGCTTCTGCTACAACTACTGCTGGAACATTAAAGGATGTAACTATAAGAACTTCATTAAATTTTATAGAGTTTGAATTTGACCAAAGTGATTGCTTTTTAGGTTCTAACGGTAATGATACTTTAGAAACAAGAAGGGCTTCACAGTTTATGGGAGAGATACATGAGTTTTCTATTACTAAAGATGTTAAAACTACTTTTCAAAGTTTAGATACTTTACTTCCTAATTTTAGAAACACATTACTTTATTTTAGATTTGAAGGTGAGGATTCATGAATATAACTGGCTATGCTAATGCAAATATTTACGCTATGCGTAAAGGTCAAACAGAACAAGCATTAGGGTCTACACCTATAGATACCACTATAACTAGTGCCGATTATTCTGGTAATTTTTTATCTAAGGCACTGTATAAAGTCCCTGTAAACCCTTTATTGTTAAGAGGAAATATTAGTGAAGACTTTGCTGATTTTACTGTCTCTGGTGGTTTTTATGATACAGGTGTTTTAACTACTGCTGTTATTAGTGCTAATACCACTAAAACTATAGTAGTGGATACAGTTGATGCTACTACTAAATTTAAAGTAGGAGATTTTGTTTATGATGATACTAATGCTTTAGTTGGCACAATTAAATCTTTAACTGCAACTGTTATAACTTTAGAAGAAAATAACCTTGTTGCTTTAGGAAATAATGAAGACCTTAAAGTTAGATTTCAAACAATTAATAGTTATGAAATTCATAAAGCGGATAATGATGTATTAACTCACGCTACTGCTGGTATTAATCAGGCTTATCAAGTTAAAGCGACCTTTACTCTAAATAGTAACACTACTGCAAATAGTGGAGATACTACTGGGGTATTTGCTGGAATGTCTGTTACTGGAACTAATATACCTGACGGAACAACGGTTACTTCGGTAACTAATACAACCACTTTTGTTTTATCTGCTAGTGCAACTGGAAGTGGGGCAACTGAACTTACATTCACTAAACAAACATACAATGCTGTTAACAGAATATATCCTAATAATAATACGGGAATAACATCTGTTAATGAATACTTATCTAACTTAGAAACTACTAGAGGTAATGCAATTAAAACCTATGATGTAGACAGAGATAGCGGTCAAAGATTTATTACAGATGGTGGCACTTTAGATGGAGCAGTAACTTCTACTGCTACAACTATAACTTTACAAGGGGGTACTGACCCAACAGTGGGACAAGTGTTAATAGTTGGTAATGAACATATGTTAGTTACTGCTTTTAATTCTGGTACTTTAGTAGCAAATGTTGTAAGAGGTTTTGAAGGAACAGATATACCTGAATCTAGTTATGCTGATGAAACTCCTGTATTTATTAAAGATAATATAGACCACTTATGGGTTTTAGTTTTTGCAGATGACCCTAATACCCACCATTTTGCTAAAATAACTAACTTATTAGAAAATGAAGTTTTAGGTGATGGAATACAATTTGAACCTGCTATAAAGGGGGATATACCTAAAGATACTAAATATGCTATTTTTTCTTCTTTAGATTCTAATTTACCTAAAATTGATTCTGATAATCAAACTTTAGTGGCATGTGCTTATGGATTACAAGGTACTCAAGATAATACTAGACATCATGCTAACACTCATGTTTCACGTCCTTTCTTTTACTTTTTAAATGATAAAGATAGATTAGAACACTCAACACGATATGTATTAAGAGCAACTTATTCTACAGGTATTTCTACTAGTTATACTTACAGCGTTTTTGTTACTGCTCCTGAATACGGAACTGACGTTATAGATTACGGCCCCTTTACTATGGAGGCAACAGTTGTAGATATGATGTACAAAGCAGATGACCCTGTTGCTGTAGATACTTTACAATACACATCCGATAATTTGGCTTTAACTAATGGTAGTCCTGATACGGTTACAGTTAGTGCTGATGCTAGTTTTGATAATTCTATTACAGATTTAGATGGTTCAACTACTAACTGGGGGTTACAAGGTATATTAAAAGATTCAAGATTTGCACTAGACACTGACGCAGATGCCGCAATTGAATCTTTTCACATAGTAGAAGGCAATAGTTCAACAGCAACAACTTTAACTATGGCGGCCAGTGATTTTTCTGGAGCATCTACATCTAATGAATTGGGATTATATTTTACTGGACACGCTGTAGATTTAGACCACAATAAGATGTATTGTGTTTTTAGTTCATCTCATTACGGTTCAACTTCAGGTGGATTCTTTAAAATGAAAGATGCCTTTAGGATGGCACATAGACCTAAAGATGATGACGGTTATTATTATGGTCACGCAATAGGACAAACAAGATATATGCACTATACTAAATCACCATTAACAAATTGCATAATGCCTAACATTATAAATATAGATTTATTTGAATCTGTAACTACTAGTGGTGGATATGTAGATATTACTCTAATAGATATACAAAAAATACTTGCTAAAAAGTTTAAAGAAGGAGATAAAATATCTATTCATAGAACAATTAAGGATGAAGAATTTGATGTATCTAGGGACTTTCCAATAGGAACTTTTGACTATAACGGTGGGACAACTATTGATATTATAAATTTAGAAAATAATCAAGATTTAAGATTCGTGTTAGAAAGTTCTATTCCTAAAACTAGCACAGATACTACTAGCCGTTTAGACCCATTATTTGAGTCATTTACTGTTGATGTAGATAATGTTCTATATCATATTGTTCCAGATAAAATAAGCAATGTCAGTTCTAACTCTCAAGAATTTGCAGTTAGATTGTGGAGAAAGGAAACTGATACTGAATATAATACTACAACTTTAGTTGCTGGTTCTGTTCCCAATTTTAACACAGATGGTTTCAGAAGAAAGTATTCTTTTTTGGCAGATAATTTATTGACTAATTTAGACATTGATACTGATATATCTAATTACGATTTAGATTATGATGGGGCTTCTGCTCAACCGACAAATAGAAATGTAACTAACTTTAAAAATTTATTTGAAACCGCTGGAGCATCTTTAAAATTTGGAGAAACCGCTTTAGAGAAAGTAAACTTTAGTAGAATGAATGATATTAATTTAGTGTTTAAAGGTAGTAATATTTCAGGGCATAGAATTAAAGTAGAATACGGAGATAAAAACAACAATTTTGTTAAATTAAAAACTCATTTAAAAGATGAAAGGTTTTTAGAATCTTATAATAAAACAGATTATTTACCTTATGCAGACGGATTATCTAATGTCTCTTTGTATGGTTATCCAATAAATAGTGGAGATGACCCTGAAGGAACTGGCTCTAGGTTTAGATACGATTTAGCACGTTCACCTTCTAGTGCGGCTTCTTCACATGTAAGGGGTGTAACATCTTATATAGATTATTTTAGAGGTAATTTAGATATAGAGCGTAATGTTTTTACTGGTACTATAGAAAGTGTGGAGCAACTAATAGAGGATGGAGCGTTTAAACTAAAAATAAGAGGGAGAGATTCTAGTTCTGAATTATTAGGACCAATAGTAAATAAAAACTTTAAATTTACAGAAGATATAGTTTATTCAACGATTGGACCAATAGAAAGGATGGCTCTTTATGGTAGTATAAACCACGGTGATAGTAGTGGAGTTTATGAAGTAGGGACAACTCAAATTATATTGGCTAAAGATAGTAATGCTTTAATTGATGCGGCTGTAGGAGATTTATTGTTTACTTCTTTAGGAACTTATATTGGTAGAATTTATAATGTTCCTTCTAGCAATACTTATGATTTAGAAGAGGGAATACCGACTAGATTAAAAGATAATGAACCCATTATGATTAGTAGTCAATTTTCAGGATTATTAGAGGATGTTATACCAAGTTATTTAGTTGATACTAATGCCGATACTAGTCAAATTGCAAAACAAAATATAAGAGGGAATATAGTTAGTTTTGCTAAAGCCATGAGCGCAAATCCTTATTCAACTATAAGAGTTAACTCATTAAGTGGCACAGGTAATAAAGGTATAATTTTCAATGGAGGAAATGCTCTAATTAATAGTGTTAAGAAAGCCCCAGTTTTAGAAGGTAATAGTTTAATAGGTTCTTCTAGTAGTTCTCATCCTTTAGCGAAAGGATATAATATACATGCTCCTAATGGAATAGATTTTGATTTACCCTTTTATTGTCATTTAGCAGACGAAGTTACAAAGAGTAACAATATAGATTATGTAAACTTACACACCGTTAATTCATTAACTGATTATGATATTGTTAGTGTTTCTTCTAAGGAAGAAGGAACTGTTATAGAAGTCGCACCAATTTGTCCAGCAGTTTTAGGTAGAGTAGATGATAACCCCTTAGATAGAAGGGATAAAACTTTAGTTCATATTGGTCAGTTTCCAGATGCTACTACGCTTTTAGGTTCTGACTCTATACCGAGTGGGCATAATGGTATATTTTCTTACACTACATGGATTGAAGAATTAAAAGAGGGAGATTTTATATTCGATTCTGAGGGTAATTTATTCGGCAGAATTATAGATATTAGCGCTAGTTCTACTGGTGGAATTGCTAATGATGCTACTTGTTTTACTTTAGATAGACCTTTATTTAAGGCTGTTAATAGTGGTGAAGGTATTTACAAATATTTTTCTTCTGCTAGTCCACCAACTTATCATAGTGGAGTGGATATAGCGTTTGATGGCGATAGTGATTCTATTTCTGATTTTGGAGGAACTGCATTTAGAACACATGTAATATCCTCTGCAACTACAGCAGGTAGAGCCTTTTTAGAAAAACTAGAAGCAGGTATGAGAATAAAGATAGAGGGACATGCAGATGAACATAATAATGGGGTCTTCTCTATTGCTCATGTATTTACTGATAGAGCAGATAGAGAAGTTATTCTTTATATGAGAAAGGCTAAATCAGGTTCTATAGCAGGTGGGCCTGATGATGATTCTGCTGGAGATGCAGTAAGAATAACAGTATTAACAGACTACTTTACTCAAGGATTATATCTTCTAAATACACAAGGATTAAGTCAAGGGGGTGTATTAACTTTAGTTAATAATAACTTATCAAGTCCTAATGCAGTAGATAATATATGTAAACCTATTAAATGGAATGGTGGAATATATCATTATTTCACTAATGATACAGTTAACGGTATTAGTCATAATGCCACTGGACACGCAATATATTCAGATTACATATACAGATATGGTAATACTAAGTGGAGATATTTTGGCCTACAAAAAGGTTTAGCATTATCTTACATAAATAGAAGAAAAAGAGATGGACAAGTTAAGGGAGCATATACATCTGAAAAGGGAAGAATAAATGGTTATGCTACTGCTTACAGAATTGAAGATGCTAAATATGGAACTGATAAAGTTATTAAATATCCATATGGTTATCATAATAATGATTTTACTTATAATAGTGAATATTTTAATGAAGCAAGTAATAGTAATGTAAACTTATTTGATTCTACAAATAAAATTAGAGAACATCCATATTTCTTAGAATATCTTTCACCCGAATCAAGAGATTTTAGACCAGTAACAGGTAGTAACTTTGCCGACTTTAGTAAACATGGAACTACTATCGCCACTCCAGAACATTCTGATTACAACACTTTATTGTACCCTAGATTTATGCCTAGAATTCACGATAACCATAGAGGGGGTGATTGGCAAGAAGATACAGAAGGTATAGTTGATAGTATAGATATTGGTTTAATTTATCAAAAGTTTACTGCGGCTGGCGGTGCTTCTAACGCTCATGATTATGATATAGAATGGAATGGGGGAGATGCAGATGCGGCTTTTATTGACCCTGCCGCTAGTGATAGTGCAAACTTTACAACTACTTTGGCTAATAGATGGGTTAAGTTAGGTGGATGGCCTGATAAAAACAGCAATAGAACATTCAAGTTAGGAAGTTTATCTAGTAGTAAATATACAATGGAAGTAGCACAGATGCCTTTCACTCAGATAGGAGTTGAAACATTAGATACTAAAACTGGAGTGGGAGGTTCAGCAGATACTACTACTGGTTTTGAACATATTACAGTTCTATATGAACCGTTTATTGGACCTAAGTTTGACGGTATTACTAGAGCAAAAGACCATTGGGAATTACCTGACCCTAAAACATTAAGATTGTCTATATTCTCTCCATCCGATATGTATCCCGATTCTATGGCTAGAAAACATCACATTGGTTATTCTGGTACAGTTGATAGTACGGCTATTGCTAGGAAGTTTACAGATTATAATATATTCTTAAAAGGTAAAAGTGCTACAAAATCTAGTTCTGTTTTACATGAATACTATGAAGGTAGTTTACCTGATGAACAAGAAGTAGATGACCAATACGAAAACTTACCTATTAGTGAAGCATCTATTCTTCCATCCGAAATGAAAAGATTTGGTTTGATGCGTTTAATAGATTGCACTTATGATTGGCATTTCAATCTAATAGACCCTGAGAGATTACCAAGTGATATGTCTAAACTTAATACTCCCAATTTTGAATATACAAGGTATCAACCTCTAAAGGCTCTTAATCTACTAATAACTGCTTATGATGGAAATGATACTTTAACAGTAAGTGCCGCACCTAGCGGGTTATTAGAAGTAGGCGACCAAATATTTACAGATAAAGGATATTATCTCGGTAAGGTTTTTTCTATGAATGATAGTGGTAGTAGTAGCACTATAGATATAGTTGGGACTGTTGCTAGACATCCTATTTTAAAATCAGATGGAACTAGAAATAAATATTATGGATATGTATATGTTTGTGGAGATGGAGCGGTTAGTTTAGCAAATCAAGATAGACATGATTCATTCTTTACATTTAGAACTAAAGGTAGAGGTGGTAAAAATACATTTACAGAAGTAGGAGATAATGACCTTAATATGTTACAAAGTATGATTAACGGCATACATTATTCTGGAGGGTATAAACAAATTCCTTATGGGAGTATAAATAGTGCTGTATTTGCAGATGGAGAGGGAACTGATGCGGGAGGTTTTACAGATAATACTTGTGATACTAATCATACTTCGGGATTATCTGATGGTTCATCCACAAGTGTTAGACATATTACTCATGATGTTAATGCTAATATTGTTGTAGGTTTAGCCGTTAGTGGTACTGGAATACCAGCAGGTGCTACTATTGTTTCTATAAACAGCGCTACATGCTTCACATTAAGTGTAGATACTACTGCTACTAATTCTAATACCACTTTAACTTTCACCTCTAATAAAATAACTGAATCTAAATTTATGACTCACTTTAATGAAAACTTTACAGCATTAAGCACTACTTATTCTTCTCATTTTGTTTTACCGCCTTCTTTTAGGGCATACTTTTCAGCCCATACTACTTCTTCTAATTCAGCAGAATCGGGTAGAACCGTTAACGCTATGCAAGCAAGAGGTTACCTTGTTAATAGAGCAGATAATACTATACAAAATCCTATAGCAACAGAATATACTCACGCCTCTAATGTTTTAGAATGGATTCAAGCGGGTGGTAATCCTTACAGAAATTGCGATGTAGTTGCTTTAGGACGATATAATATTGAACAATCTATTACTAATATACCATTAGGAGGTAAATTTAAAATTAATGATAATGTAGATGCTGAAGGTTTTCCTTTTGCCAAACCAGCGGTATTTATTGTTGGAAGTTGTGATTATAATAATAGCACAACAATAGATACTCACAGTGGGGCTGTTGGTGGAACCATAACAGAAGGACAAGGAGTAATGGGAGATGGTATTCCTGAAGGGGCTTATGTTGTTACTGTAACTGATTCTAATACTTTTGAAATAAGTGTTAGTACTACTGGTGGTGCTAAAACTAATGACCTTTTCCTAACTAATGGGCCTTTATCCGATATAGCATATGGAAACAGTAAGGGAGGAATAACGGATTCAGATTTAGCAAATGCTAATAGTGGTGAATATACTTTTATTACTGCTGGAACACATGCTTCATATCCTTATGCTAAACTTCGTTCTGATACCAAAACAGAAACATTCTATGAAGACCCTGACGGAACAAGTTATGTTGCTGATGGTGTTTATGCTACATTTGTACCTCATTTACAGTTAGGCGATTATAATGGTGATTTAACTAACGGCGGACTTGCAGTAACTAAAATAGGAGTTAACAGTATAAATTCTATAAACGGAAGTAATAGTAAAGAAGGATGGCTTAGAATTATTAATGGAACTAATAATGCCTTTTTAAATTTTGTAGATTTAACAGGTATGTATTTAGTTGGTAATTTAGGAACGGCTATTGATACTCAGCCTACTTTAGTTGACCATTTACCATTTAAAAATGGTGGTTCAGTGCATGTAAATAATGACACTCTCCCTAATGCGAAGGGGATAATAGATGCAAGTGGCGGGGCTATAACTTCTATGGCTGATACTATGGTAGACCCTAAACATATTCTTTTTGTTAAAGAACATAGAAGAGAGATAACGGGTAATGTTGTGGCTCATGAATTATTAATAGATAATTTACCTATAGATAATACTGGTAATTTAAGTTTTTTTAATGATTATAGAGTTATGCGACCTGCTGAAACTTGTATATGGCCCGAATCACCTAATGAATTAAACTTATATTGTTTATCTGCGCAAACTACTAAAGAACCACAAAGTCCCTCTATGTATGGTTTTATTCCTCCGTTAAATAGATTAAACAATAAAGGTGAGTTTACTGGTGGAGAACTAAGTAGTATCCATAATATTGATTTGAGAACTTCGGGAGAACAAGGAGAAAATGAAGCAATTATGTCTATGTATATGGCTATAGATATGGATAGTAGGCACTCACAACAACAAACTTTAACTGGAACAATTTCCAATATGGATGTAGGTAATACCACTTTAACTGGAAGTAGCACTAAGTTTACCGATGAATTAAAAGAGGGAGATGTTATTTTATTAGACCACCAAAGGTGCTATGTTAAGTCTATTATCAGTGATACTTCTTTGGTGATAGCAGGTAAATTTGGTAATGACGCTGATTTATCCTCTGGAAATATAACATTGTTAAATAACACATTTACTGTTCTTAGAGATTATATTCATTTATTTAATCCAACAGGAAATAGAAACACATTCAAATCAGGTTCATCATTTAACATGTTATTAACGGATGGGGTATCAAAACAAAAAATGTCTATAGGAGTAGAAGCAGATTATTACGATGACAGAGCATTATGTAGATTAACTCTAAGTGATAATGCAAGTCAACCTATGTATGGTATAGTTTCTTTCGGAGAAATATTCTCTCTCAAAAGCCCACTAGTAACTAGAGTTAATGAACCCACTACTTTAAAAATAGGTTCGACTATAGTAATAGGTGAAGAAGTTGAAGACGTTGTTAATAACTTATTAAGTGAAGAAGACATTAATTATGAGATAAGAGATAATAAAGAATACCCTTATTTTATTTCACCTAATTATCAAGGGGTTGATATATTCTCAGCCGCTACCTTTGCCGCTAAGTATAAAGAAAAAGAATTGAGAATAGATGAAACAGGAATATCTCTTACAAAGGAAAGAACAACTTTAGATTCACAACCTATAGATTTATCCTACTCTAGCCCTAATGTAAATATTACAGGGGTAACTAGAAACAAATCTACTTTTGACCTTTACAATGAGATAATAGTTTATGGTAGTGGAGTCAAATCAATTAAGCGTAATCGTAAGAGTATAGACAAGTTTGGTAAGAAAACTCTTGAAGATGTAAATATGGAACTTGTTTCACAGGATGATGTAGATTCGAGAGCAAAGAGTTTACTATCAGCACACTCAGATGGTGAAGATAGGTTCACTATTAAAATGTCAAATAAAGGAATTGATTTCATTAAGGCTGGAGATTTGGTAACTTTAGATTTCCCACAAGAAGGTATCGTTAAAGGTCAATATAAAATATATGAGATTAAAAGGGACACTCAAAATTTAGTTGAGTTAGAAGTGGGAACTTATCGTAAAGATTTAGCAAATAGATTTGCTGAATTATCAATCCAAAATAAATCTAATTCTGCTTCTATAAGAGGTTCTCAGTTTGGTGCTACTACTGCTCCTTTAGACTTTTTCGATTCAATTAAACTGAAAGAATTAAGACTAGTAATAAAGAAGATTAGTTTAGCGGACAGTGATGCATTCACATTAGGATTCCAAACTTTAACAACAAGAAAATTAGATTTCGGAGATACAATGGGACCATTAGAAACAGTAACAACAATAATAACAGACGAGGACTTTACATGATAACGCACACAACAAAAAAGAAAGTAGCCTTATTCTTGAGGGAAATGTTTGGGGCAACAAGTGGAACAACAAAAGTAGGAACTGGTGGTGGAGGAACTAATCCAACCGCTTCTGATTTAGATGTACCTTTAAGCACATCTGCTACTAATACTGCTACATCATCAGATGATAAAGTTGTAGAATTTACTAGTAGTTTTACTGGCTCAACTTTACAAGGATATACAATTAGAGAGATGGGAATATTTGGTAATCTTCCTACTGATGCTGAGATGGCATTAATAGATACTAGTGGTTACGATTATAGTCCTACAGAAAACGTTATGCTCGCTAGGGTTAACTTTGAAGGAGTGGGAAACTTTTCTACTAGTGATACTATCGAGATAATATATACAATGGAGGTAGAATAAGATGGTAGCAAATAGTGGAATACTTAGTACTTTAACAACAACAGCAAGTACACAATTAGTCGATAAAATAGATTCTCCGCATTCAGGATTATTTAAAGTACTACATTCAATGGCACAGGGTAATTATGCTTTAAAGGATGGTGCAACATTAGGTTTTGCTCACACTTTTACAACTAGTAGTTCTAATATTCAAGTAGCATTAACCGCAGGTAAAGGGTTTTCAAATGGGCAATATATTGCTGTTGATGCTCTTTCGGCTACTACAATCAACAAACCTTCTTCGGGTGCTTTCTATCATTGGGTGGCTTTTGCAGATGATGGTGATGGAACAGGAACTATTAGTGTAGTTATGGGTTCTAGTGACGGAGTTATTCCTGACCTAACTGTTACCTTAACTCCTATTTCTTTAATTAGAGTTCAATCAACTGATACACATTCTACAGTTGCTTTTCAAACATTTACTACTAGTAAAACAGAAAATAAACTATCATTAGGATATACCAATTCAAATGCGTACACTCCAATAGGTGAACTAAGTGCTAGTGCGACTGGTTTAGCAATTGATGGAACAACTGCTACTATAGTTACTACTCCATTTATGTCATTAGGAAATGGTGCTACAAATGCAGGTGAATTAAGATTATTAGAAGATACAGATAATGGCGCACATTATACAGGGTTTAAAGCACCTGCGGCAGTAACCGCCAACACAGTTTATACTTTACCTGCCGATTATCCAGCAAGTAACAAGGTATTACAATCTACAGATGCAGGTGTCTTAAGTTGGGAAACCATGTCTAGTGGTGGAGCGGCTTTAACTGGTTCAACCAACAATACAATTACAACTGTTACTGGTTCAAATGCTATTCAAGGAGAAGCAAACTTAACTTTTGATGGAAGCACATTAGCGGTTACAGGTGCATTAACAACTACCACTACTGCAACAGTTGGGACTGATTTAACAGTTACAGGTGGAGATGTTGGTTTTGGAAATGGTCAAGATGCAACGGTAAGCGTAGCGGCTACAACTTCTACAACCGCAGGTAGGGACTTAACTATCTCTGCGGGTTCTACATCCACTAACGGTAATAACATAGATGGTGGAGATTTAATCTTAAAATCTGGTGGTGGGGATGGAACTGGAACATCTATGATGGCATTTCATACTAAAGTAAGTGGGACAGATACAGCCGCAGAAAGAATGAGAATTCACACAGATGGTAATGTGGGTATTGGAATTAATGCCCCTACTGCCCCTTTACATATTCTTTCGAGTGGTTCGGGTGACCACTTATTAATAGAGGGAACTCTTGCTAGTGCGGCTACTTCCGCTCCTAATCTTGTATTATTTAGGGATGCAGATTCCGCCGCCGCTGATATAGATGATAATGACCTTATAGGACAAATTGTATTTAGAGGAGAAAATGATGGAGTCAATAATAGTGATGTACCTCAAGAAGTAAATTATGCTACAATTGAAGCGGGAATGGATGATACATCAGATGATTCAGAAGACGGTCATATGACTTTTAATTTAATTGAGGCTGGAACTCTTAGCGAATATATTAGATTAAGAGCCGCTACAAGAGATGTAGTAATTAATGAGCAAGCGGATGATATAGACTTTAGATGTGAAGGTAGTTCTGATACTAATTTATTATTTGTTGATGCTTCTGCTGATAAAGTAGGCGTTGGACTTAATGCACCTAAAACAAAGTTAACAGTTGAAGGTGCTTTCACATTAAAAGAACAAGCAGATGCCGATGGTGATACTGCGGCTTACGGACAAATATGGGTTCATGACGATACACCAAATACATTATATTTTACAAATGACGCAGGTAATGATATACTATTATCAGAAGAAGTTTTCATAATTTCTTTATCTGATGAAACTAGTAATTTAACAACTGGAAATGGTAAAGCAAGTTTCAATATGCCTTTTGCTATGACACTAACTGGTGTAAAAGCAACTGTTAATACTGCACCAGTAGGCTCAACAATTATAGTAGATATAAACGAAGCGGGTTCAACAATATTAAGCACTAAACTAAGTATTGATGCTAGTGAACTTACTTCTTCATCTGCGGCATCTGCGGCTGTAATCAGCGATGCTTCTTTAGCGAATGATGCTTTGATAACTTTTGATATAGACCAAATAGGTTCTTCTACTGCTGGTAAAGGATTAAAGGTTACACTTTATGGATATAGGACATGATTGATATGGGTATTATTGTTATCAATTCTTATGCTTTTGGGGCTTCTGTTTCTGCTCCTAGCGCAATGACAATAAATGATGATGATGGAACTGCCGCTTCTATGACTTGCCAACTGTTTAATTCTTCGATGGGTCGAGCGGTTGGTAGCCCATTTGATATTGCTAATGGAGATACTTCTTCATTTAATAATTTTAATCCAAGTGGCGCTGGAGCAGATATAATGTTTGTATATGGCGATTCAGGTTCTAGTGGAACTGCTCCAACATCTTTTGCTTGGGCTATAAGTTTACCAACTAATGAAAGTAGTTTGACCTTTACTCCATCTAATTCTAATACCGTAAATCTTACAACAGAGGATGTAGGAACTACAGCGGTTGCTTTAAATTTTGGAAGTGGTAGTATATCTAGTGGACATCAAGTAGTATTTCAGGCAATATGTACTGGAACTAATGCTGGTGGAAGTACTGCTTCACCAACATATCAATTCACAATAACATTTGCATGAGGTAAAAATGTCGGAAAATGTTGCTTTAGGTATAGCCGACATTTGTGGACTAAGTGTTTTAGGAGTATGTTATTTATGGGTCTTTTCTGTTGCTCTTTACAACTTAATGAAAAAAGTCCCTAAAAATAGAAATACCTCCGATTGGGAAAATTAATGTTGAAATTCTAGTCGAGCATGAAATATCTGTATAACTTTTTTTAATCCTTTATAAAAGGCGTACATATGGTAGAGACTAATCTTACCCACTTAAAATAAAAATAAAAAAAAAGAGAAAAGGGCCGAAGCCCAATTCTCAATTTTGCCAAAGGTGATAACATTTAGGACATTCCCAAATTTTTATTACATCTTGCGAACCAATGTAATATCCTTTAATGCGTCTAGGTATTACTACCTTTCCGCACTCAACACATTTATGTTTTAATCCCATGTTATCTCTTTCTATTCATTGACTTTTGTTCTTCAGCCATTAGATTATTAATGTATTCTTCGACAGTATCTTCTGTTACAGAAGCACTTCCGAATGCCGCAAAGAACAAAATGCTAACAAATATGAAAAAGAATATCCATCCAAATACTTCTCCAGTGTCCATTACCATTCAACCTCCATTGTTATTTTTTCTTCATTATCTATATTATATGCTTTTACAAATCCATTATCTTGTCCATATCTCCATAAATCATATACTAATTGTGAATCTTTTAAGCAATAATCAACTACAGTATCATAATCTCCTTGCTTCCATAGTCTCGGAGCATCTGCACTTTCTAAAGATTTCTGTTTTCCTAAAGTGTGGTCAATTAAATTGTTTAAAGAATATCTACTTCCATGATTTTGTACGAAATATTTACTGGTATCTATATACTGATTATTAGCAATATATTTTCTAATACAATATATGTCCAACGCATCTCTTAAAACAGGCATATCAAACGCTACAATATTATGTCCCAATAGATAACCCCCTTTGGCAAAATGGTCATCTAAGTCGAACTTTAATTCTCTAATTGGTTTTGTTTGTATTCCTGATTTAGAAAAGGTATCCGAAACTGGTTCATCTACATAGACCGTTCCTGTATTTCCATTCCAAGTTGTTACAGTTGAAACTAAAAACATATGAGTGTTTTTCCAGCCTCCTATTTCAGTTGATAGATTTTTAGTTTCTAAATCTATAGCCATAACATTGTTCATTACTTACCGCCCCATAACTTAGAAATCTCTTCTTCCTTTTCTTCTTTTGCTGATATTTTTTCTACGTATGTCGCTTTTTTCATGAACACACATAACTTACTACCTGCAACACTTACGATAGATGATACTTCCCATCCGTCATTTCCTTCTAAGTTCAATGCATCAGTCATTGTTTTTGGTCCGTCATTTATGTCAAATACTATATGTTTATTTTCCCATGTTACTTCCATTTTTATGCCTCCTTCGGTTTTATAAAATATTCCTTTCCTTCTTTTATTTCGTTATATATGTCCGCTCTACCTTCAGTCTTTTTACCTGATTCATTTCCCTGTAGTTTATTATATTGTCTATTAATAGTAGGTCTACTTTGCCCTGCTTGTTTTTCTGCAATATCGAATACTAGATTTTTAGCGACATATCCCCCTTCTCTTTTTTGTCTTGGTAATGCTGACTCCAACGCCTGTTTATATGCTTGTTGGAATAATTTAGCCACAGGGCTTTCTTTTAAAGTCTTTCTTCTTTTAGCCATATGAGTTTCCATCCATTCTACTAATGCTAAATAACAAGTTCTTACTACATTACCAGCCTGTCTAATATGTAAAGATGTTACTAAAAATCTACCAACATCTTCATCTGATTGATGAGGGTGTTTTGTAATGGAGGGGGCCATAGCAATACAATTTAATGTTGCTAATTTACAAATATATTCAACTAAATTCATTTCAAACATTTTAATTGTCAATCTCATTTGTAAGGGTAAGTGTTGAATAAATTTACTCATTTTAAGTCTTTCAGATTCTACTACTAAAGCAGTTCCCTTTTCCCATATTATTACCTTTTTCATATTTTTGTTTACTCTTTCAAATCTATCTCTTACCGTTTTATAGATTTCTAATATACCCTCTGCTAAATCTTCTGCGTTACTTGAATCATCATCATCTAATAAATCGTAATCACCAACACTTAATGTTATAGCGCTTCTTACTGCTTCTAACTCATGTTCTGGAACATCCCTAATAAATCCTAAAGGTCTTTGAAGAAGACCAGCCTCTTCTATACTATTTCCTAATTTTTTAGGTGGGTAAGTACACATTAAGAATGTTTTTCTACAATTTAATTTTAAATGTAATTCTTCCTCCTCATGTAAAACAGATAATTTTTTACCAACTTTATCATTTAACTTTTTCGTCCATACATTACCATTATTGATAAGACTGTTCATAGTAGTTTGGAATAAAGATATAATATCTTCATTATGTTTTTTAGTAGTAAAAACACCACTATTATGGAACTCATCAAGAACTGCCCAACCGTCACCTTCTAATGGTCCGTTTACTTGGTAATCTGCCTGTTGTTTTCTTTGTCTTAATTTAGCGGCTCTTTTTTTACCTTGTTGATATTTCAATTCAGTTAATGTACCATCATCTCTTTTAGCCTGTAATAACTGAATATCCGCTGTATATTCCTCATTTACCTTTTCAGGATTATCAACATACTCCTTGAAGTCTTCGTTTTCCCTATAAGAACCCGCTAAACCTGCAACCGTATAAGAATTAAGTTCCATAATATCTATATTGGTGTATTTATCTTTTAACAAATCCTTTTTTAATTTATTAAGTATTGGTAGTAAAACATATTTGATTAAAGTACTTTTACCAGTTCTAGCCGTTTGAATCCATAAAAAATGTATTCTAGTATCTTGTTTTGTTTTACCAAAAGGAACTATAGTAAAGTCTTTTACTAAATCACCTAAGATAGAATAAAATGTAATTATGGCTGGAACATTATTTCCCCTAGAATATTCTGTAGCAACCTTTTCAAAATTAAGAACTACTTTAGGTAATTTATTTTCTCTTATTACTTCTTCACTTACATCCAAATCTTTATCATCATAATCATAATCTATTTCGTATTCTGAAATTTCTGTTTCTTCTCCTGTCATTGTTTCACCTTCTTTTCTTCTTTCCAATTTTCCTTTAATCCAGTTCTTGATGTCTGAATCCATAAAAAATTTATTCTAGTATCTTGCTCTTTTTTAATATCTAAATCTTTGTCATCAAAATTATAAATTTCTTCACTTTCTAAAATTTTTGTCATTGTTTCACCTTCTTTTCTGAGTTAAAAACGGATAGGATTTTTTCTGCTGTTGCATCTCCTATTCCGTCTAGGGAACACAATTCCCTTTTATCGCAATCACCAATCTCCATTAGTGAGCCATATTCTTTAATAAGCATCTTTGCTTTCTTTTCACTTATACCTTTAATAGTGGATAACATATTAATTCTTATGTCATCACTTGTAAATCTTTTAAAGATATGAGGTTTAATTGGTGGCCTATCTATTGGTTGCATTTTAGCAACACTAGTAATTATGTTAGCGGCTGAATGTTCATTAGATACCCACACTGGTTTTATATCTGAATCTAACATTATTCTACCAATTGCTCCATAAAACTTGTTAGTCAAATATCTCTTTTTCTCTGCTATAGGTCTATCATTATATTTAGCCGAATGCCCTGTATATTCTAAAGCATCTGCTAAAGACCCATAAATAATAACTATATTTGTTTTATAACATCTGTCCATATTATCTAATTGGGTCCATAGGCGTTTAGTCATTACAGACGATATAAAATCAAGACTTGATTTAGCCTCAAAACATACATCTCCGACTACATAATCTCCAACTTCAATCCATTGTTTTGTAGTTTCTACATTTAACTTTTCAGCCTTTTCTATAACTAAATCTGTTAAAATAGATTTTTCTCTACTGTCAATTATTAACGCCATAATTAATCCTCCAATTCTAATCCAAAATCTAATAGCGTCATTTGTCCTTCTAATACTAGTCCATATTCAAATAGTGTTTTTTGCATTTTGTAACCTCCAACATTTTCCTACGCAATAACCTTGACCGATAAGAGTTTCGCATCTTGGGAAATTATAATTCTTTTCCAAGATAGAACCCATTCTTTGTTTTGTTATCGCTTCATTGAAATCTAACCACACGTTATAATTTTCGTGTAAATTCTTAATCTCTGCAACAATCTGATTTCCTATCCTGTTGCGAGTTTCTTTATCGGGAACTACATTGTTATTCCCAAATGGAATACTTAAATCAGTCCACAATAATAATTCTTTATACCAACTAACGGCTCTCATTCTAGCATCATCAGTTGGGTTTTCTACCATAATAGCACTATACATACATGGGGGTAATGGTAGATTCCCCACATTAATTACATCAACCTCAATCTCTGATTCCTCTATTGGTGCTACTTCAGGCCATTTAACTAATGTTTCACCATAAGTAGTTAAAGGAATCTTATTTGGTTTCATTGCTAATATTAGTAATTCACTAGCGTCTAAAAATATATCTTTTAATTCTAGTGGAATACAGTAATAGCATCCTTCTCCGTAAGAAGATTTTAGATTCATAGTATTTCTAATACGTCTTAATCTTCTTTCTTGTATTCCAGAACTATCTAAAGTTCCATTTACTGTTACCTTCTTAACTTCATTAAAGAAGGCCGTTAATCTTCTAATATCTTTTGTGGGTTCTCCATAAACATATAAGTGAAAACCTCTACCTGAAAAAGACATATCAAACTTATAATCATGAGTTGTAAGATATTGACATACTAAATTTAAATCCTCTAAACAAGTTTTAATTGCATCGGGATTAATAATTTGAGAGCCAGTTATTTTATCTGTTTCCCCATGATGAGCGTCAAAATCTAAAAATATTCTATCAAGAATAACAGTAGATACTACTGCATGTTTATTTGTATATTCTTTATAATCATATACAGATGTAAAGCAGTTCATCTTACCATTGTGAGCATTAACCCAAGAATTAAATTCTTCTTGGTTATCAACTACAATTCTTTTACTACCAAAAGTATTAGTTTGTTTATTAGCACTAGGCCATACTTCTCTAGGGAATTTCATATTTCACACCCTCAAATAATGAGTAAAGGCGCAACTCTTTGCATAGTTAAGTAGTTCTTCTTTAGATGCAATTTCCAGACTTCTTAATCTATTCTTTAAAGTAGATATTTTACCTCGTAATAAACTCATAGCACATTCATAACCTTGTAATGTTGTTATGTCTAAATCATATTTTATTACTATGTCATATTTAAACGCCCTCAACAATGTATCAAGGGATATATTAAAACGCTTAGCGTTGTCTATTATAATAGTTTTAAGTTTTTCTTTATTATAACAACCTTGTAATTCTTGTGCTTCTATTAATTTATCTAATTCCTCATTCATTTTAATAACACCAAACCAACCACGATAATAGTTAATATGTTTACAACATTAACCATCATAATTATTCTATTACTGAACTTAAGAGTAGCATGTATTTCTTCCATAGTCTCTGTAAGTTTCTTTTGTCCTTCTAGCATTTCTTCAAAGACCACTATTACCAACTCTCTTAACTTTTACATTCCCAACTCTTGTCTGAACTCTACCATCCTTTTCCTCTAAAGTTGGTTTATCATTTACTATAACATCATTACCTTGAATTAATTCTTCCATTGGGTCTTTAGTATATTTATCGGTTAAAGACGCTGGCTTTTCCACTGGAAGCATAGGGGTGTGTTTAGTTTCCATATGGTTAAAGTTAACTGTAGCCGATTCAAACTTTTCCTGAAATGCTTTCATTACTTCTTCTTCCAGTTTATTCACGACTGACTGTTTAAACAGTTTACCGAAGGTTAAACCTTCTCCAACTTGAATATCCCAAATCAGTTCAAGTTGGTCTTTCAACTCTACCTCATGGTAAAGTTCTTCTGACAAACTTTTCGCTACATTTTTCAACTTGAGTAATTCATGAAATTTCCATTCTTTACCATCAATTTTCTTTTTTATTTTATCTTTCATTATAAATCACCTAATTTTCTTATGTTTCTATTATTGACTACTATCCTCAGTCTTCCGCCACAACTTTTACATTTGTTTGATTTCTTATGTAATTCAAATTGTTCACCACATATTTTACATTCTTTTATTCTCTTGTTAGCCAAATTACCACTCCCATAATTCCGCTTGTTGTGCTGAATCGCAAATACCAACATAGGCGCAATATTGACACTTATTAGGATAATATGAAGTTGGGAAAATACCTTGTTCATATGCATGAATTAACTTAGCAATTCTTCTTATGATATTATTTACATTTCTGTTTTTAACTTCCTCTAATTGAAAATAATTAGAATCGGGATAATACCAAGCCCAATGAGTTACTGGTCCTAAATCACAATCGGGGTCGGCATCCATTAGAACTTTATAGAACGCCATTTCGTTTCTCATGTGAGTTTGCTTTCTATCTTTCCATGCTCCAGTTTTTAACTCTACAGGAATATAACCTTCTCCCTCTTGAAACACCCTATCAATAATACCTTGAAGATGAACTGTGTAATCTCTCCGTAAAGTGAATTTAGGGTTACAGTCTCTAGGTATTAGTAACTTAGCATTACATCTTATTTCATTACCTGCTGGTAAAAACGTTTCAAGTATTTCTTCTTTTCTTGCTTGAACAAATCTTTCTGTTTCAAAGGCCGCCATAGTTTGATAAATGTCACCATAATCATCTATGGGGAATAACCCCATACAATATTCATAAACACTATTTTCATCTAATTCTTCTGCTTTCTTAATCTCAAATTGATTATAAAAATCCTCATAAGAATTATGCACTATGGTTCCTTTAATCATAGCCATGCTAGGTTCTTGTTTTCTTCCTTCAATATAATTAAACTCATATTGTTTCCTACAAAACTCAAATGTATTTAACGAAGATTTCGTTACTTTTAATTGAGGCATTGAAGGGTCATCTTCCCATTCGGGATTCCATTGATATGTATATTCTGTCATTAAAACCACTCATCCAAAGTTCTTTGTTTGTTATCTCTTTTAAGTTTCTCTACGTCCCATCCCATTGCATCGAATATAGGCTGAACCTTTTTTATGACTTCTGACTCTGCTAAAAAGTTCCAGTCGGGTTCAAAGTTCTCTAATTCTGATAGATTTCTTACAGCGATATAACCTGCTTTTTTTTCATCCCCATTCCAATTAGTGTAAGTTAAAGACTGGGGTATCTTAAAATTACATTTCATATGATAAAAAGAATCATTCAATTTATCTTTAGGATTGATGTGTTCATTATAATATAAAACACCAGCAAATCCTCCGCCAAATGAGGGGCGTTTACCTTCTACAGTTGTACAATTACGTAACTTAGTATTGCAATTTTCTTTCTCACAATACGCATCGGGAACTCTTTTCAAAAGTCCTCTAACATATTCTAGGTTGTATGTTTTACGACATTGACATTTTAGAGTTAAACGGTTTTCTCTAACTCTACTTCTTTTTACTAAATCTAATTTAGATACATCACCATTTCTAACCTTATGATATAAGTCACTAACATAAGATATTATTTCATCTTCTGTCTTTTGATTAATCCACATTTGCAATGCTTCTTTCTGAATATCTTTACCGACTTTAGATTCTGCTATTCTCTTCAAAGTAAATCCAGTACAAACAAATTCTTGTTCTTGTAAATATACTCCGTCTTTCCAGTTAATAAATCCAGCATTTCTATTCTTAGTTGCACCTACACCTAATACAGAGTAATATTTTTCAAACTCTAAATCCATAGGGTGATTCTCTAAACCCATAATATTAGGAAATACGTTTTCCTGAATATGTGTATTTAGTATCTCTCTAACTTCTTGAGCCTTCTCAATAGAAGGAACAGGAACATAAAGAGAATCAGTATGTGCATAAACTACTTTCATATATCGTCACTCCAATCTACTTGGGCTTTGATGTTCACTGTTCGTGGTGCTTTTTCGGGATTGAAGTCTTCCTTTTCCCATCTATCTTTAACTCTACCTAATAACCATAAATGGAACATAGCGGTATTACCAGCAATAGCATCTATTGAAAATGTCATTTCAGCATCTTTTTTAGTTTCGGGTCTTCTTTCCATTACTCCTTCAAACTGTTCCCATTCCATTATTGCACCATGTTGTTCTTTTGTTACTCCTAGTTTATGCATCATTAATAGTATAGAATCGTGCAAAGACATTTTTTCCAGTGCTTTTCTAAGTAATCTTTCTTCATAAGTTTTCTTTTTTCTAGTCATTATCTTAACCTCCATAAAGCAGGGCGTTCTGTTTTAGCATTAACTCTAATAAACTCATGGTTAGAATATAATATACTAACAAGTTTATTTATTGAAGGTAAGTTTTTAGGTTGATAACCATATGGTTTTATCTTTATATTTTTTAGACCTTCTAATATTTCATTAGTTGACATGACATCTCCTTCTAATATATCTATGACCCAATTAATTATTCTAGCATTTTTTCTATGTGCTTCTTTTCTTATCTCTCCATCTTTTCTTAATCTCATTGTTCTTCCTCCATTTCTATTAGTTTTTGCAAATAAACCGCTAAGTCCATTGCTTCTTCTTGAGCGTGTATTAACCACTCTAATCTTGTAAGAGTTTCTTCTTCCATAGTAACTCCATACTTTCTTTTGCCCACGTCTGAACGTGCTTTAATTTTTTTACATACTTCATCTTCTATTCTACTCATTATAATTACCTCTTACAAAGGTGACATAAATCCCCATCTCTAGGAGCAACATCACATCTTTCACCATTGATTATTCCTTCACACCTACCAACATTATTTATTTTGACTGGTAAATCTTTAGGTAAAATACTAACACGTTCATCATCCTCATCCCAAATGAAATATCGAGGTAAATCTATAGTCCATTCTTTATTTTTAAATTTCACTCCTAGTATTTTACCTCTCCAAGTTTGCTCTAAATATTCTGCTTTACCATGTGATTCTTCTAATTCTTCAAAGGTTTTATTTTTAACAAATCCCCATGTGCATTCCCATGTTCTTGAACACCTTTCAACTACGTCAAAATAAGCGCCTAATTCTCTCATCATATCTATCTTGTTATCCCCAATATATTCTAATGCCTCTCTATACCAAGTAGTATCTGTTTCTTTTAATATTCCTAATTTTTTATCTTCTTTTATCATTGTAATTCCCTCACTTTAAATGCCGCTTCTCTAATTGCTTCTCTAGCACTGGCTGTAATAGATGCGGCTAAATCTACATCATACCAACCGAATCCTTGTAATGCTACAACTCCATAAAAAGATGCTAACAATCTTTTAGTAGCCATTTGCATTGAATTCCATTTTACATATTCTTTCTTATTTCCTTCTTGTAATGCTTCTAACATTTTTAACTTGTATTCTTTTCTCAAAGGTTTTAACGTAGCAATAGCATTCGGTAATAATCCTAACTTATCGGTTCTATAATACCTCATATCCTCTTGTTTTATATTAGAGAAGTTTCTTGGTGTTTTAAGATTAACAGCAAATTCAGTTTCTTTGCTAGATTTCGTTTCCCAAGAAATATTTCTTGCTAATATACAAGAGGGATATAGCGAAGCAAAATCAAACGCCGCTACGTTGAGATGTAATCCATTAGTTCCTTCGTCTAACGGATTGTAAATCATCGCCCCATCGTATTGTTTCTTCTCTCCATACTTACCAGTGGGTGCTTTCCAAAATGCATTACGCATGAAATATGTGCTACCCATGTGACTTACGAAAAAACAATCTTCAAAAGGTGCTTTAATCAGTTTTTGAATCGCTAATACTCCTTCACTTAACCCCATCTCTTCGTCTATCTTATAGAGTAATTCAGCATCCTGTAAACAGTACTCTAAATAATTCTGAGTATCTTCTTCCCATGCTCTCATAAAGAATTCATTTCTATCTGTAAACTTAGAGTCTTTCTTTTTAGTCTCTCCAACAGAAACACTTGCACAATAATCTAAAGATGTGCTAGGTAGTGTTCCACGTTGAGCATCATTCCACTGACGTTCAAATGCTAAATCTAAATTCAAACATAATCTTCCTTTAATTGGTTGTGCTATATTACTATAATCAACACTACCTAATGCTTTGTAACTTACACCTTTTACTTCTTTATATGGAGATAACTTTCTTGGGTCTATGTTGTTCTCAAATAACCTTTTAATTAATTGTGGAACATCGGACTTTAATCCCCACCAAGCAATCAACATGTCGGGGTCTTGTTCTTGTATATCTTTTACAAATTCTTCAAGCATTTCTTTTTCTGATTTATCTTCATAAGACCATGTGTATAATTTAGATTTATTAGTATAACTATCATATACACCAATAGCCGTTATAGCCCCTGCATCTTTATGAGCATCGGGCAACCATTCCATATCCCAATACCATTTTCTCATTTCATATTCGGGAACTCTGTCCAGTTCATCTACACAGTATCTTCTAAGTATTGGTACATCTCCTTCCCATGTATTTCTAAATGGTCTTCTTGCATCCTTCATATCTTTAGGATGTGAGTAAAAAACTTTAGTTAAAGTATGACCTTCTAAGTTTCTCCAATTACCTTTTTTATATTCATAGAAACCTGTTTGTTTGACTGAATCTTTACCTATAATATGATGCTTAGTTTTGTAAGTATCGGGTTTATTGTCGATAGACCTAATGAAGAAATAAGGTTTAAAGTCTGAAATGACTTTTTCCTTTCTTATTTTATCCTTATCTCTCCATCTTATTTTTATACTTCTATCGTTATCAGTCCAAGTTATTATCATTATATTCCCTCCTTGTTACAGGTTCTATTTGATTGTCCCAAACATCGTTTCCTTCTATATCTTTTTTCCAGTAACTAAATCTAAAAAGTAAATCATCTTCTAAAATTCTTTCAATTATTATATCTTGGGCTAAGTTATGGGCTTCTTCTTCGGTATAAGCGGCCCTCTGATACGTATGCCCTCCTACAAAATACTTCCATTTTTTGTGTAAAATACTTCCCTTTTTAGGCCAAAAATGGATAACATATGTATGTATATAAGGAGATTCTTCACTATTCCAGAAACACACACCATCTTCCCATAATTCTAATCCATATTCAACATCATGACATGTATAAATTTTATCATATGGGTCACTCAATTTATTAGTCAAAACTCCGCCATCCCAACCCATATTAAACACCTAATCTTGGCGCTCTAATTATAGCGCTATTTTCTGTAACCATTATTATTGGTTGATTATCTCCAATAAAGATATTTATTTTATCGTCTTTATTAAAGAACTTATGTAGTGGTCCACTAAATACAACTGTAGCAGATTCACCTATATTATTACTAAATGTCATTTCTTCTCTATAAGAAGAAGCAATCTCTTCGGATGAAATAACAAACTTTGCATCTGTTAAGTCATCTGTTTCTTTAAAGTCTAATTTATATATTCCGTTATTTACTATCTCACAGGCATCTAAAGATTCCTGTAGTTCTGCTCCAGTAACTTGTATTCCACACTCTACTTTTATTTCACCTAAAGATAATAATTCCTCTAAGTTTTCATTATAACTTAAAGGCCATTGATTTATCAGACGTTCTATTCTACCTTCAAATGGGTGTCTAACTACCATTGGCATTGTTGCTCTTTTACCGCCTGATTGCATAACAACTGTAGTACCAACATCTAAAGTAATAGAATCAGACATTTTATCTAAGTACTTTTTTAGTGTATCCAATTCTAAGATAAAAGAATATTCTTCTGTTTCACAGTCTACCGATATACTCTTACCACATACTGTTGATTCATCTGCATTAAACATAATTAATCTGTTATCTTGTAATTGAAACTGAATGTATTTACCCAAAGACTTTGAAGATAATCCTCCAGTCACCGACCATTTTCCTTTTAGTTCAACATTTTTCAATGCATCTTTCATTTCTTTTTTATCAAATTCTAATCTCATTTCTAATCACCTTGCTCTCGCTAATGAGGAATGACAGGACCACCTCTGACCCCTTACTATGCCTAAACACGTATCGAATTTTGTCATTTTTATTTAGTAAACCTCACTCTTGCGAGTCTTAAATTCCCCTGTTTCTTAGGTCGGGGATACCATTCCATTTGGCTTCTTTAGAGTTAGACTCAAAGATAGTCCAAGTTTTACCAACTAAGTTGGGGTTTGTTTTACTTGCCTTTAACCTTGCAACATATTTTGTGTTGTTACCAACTGATTCATCCCTAATGCTAATCATCTGCATCATTTTATCGGGAACATCTTTATTCCAATTAGCAACTAATCCTGTTATAGAAGGATTATTAAAATCCTGATATGTTGGTTTAAGATGTGTAATAAATACTTTATCACATTGCAATTTTAACGCACTAATAAATACCTCATTATGGTCTATATTTCTAGCACCATAGGCAGTAGGAGGTATAGGGTCCATCATTTTCTTTCTGTCACCCTTTACTCTTTCATACCTTAATTTATTAGTTACACAATCATTCCATTTATCCATACCATCCATAACAAATGCTCTAACATTAGTATTTTTATCTGCAATCATTTCTTCTGTTTCTCTAATGAAGTTTAATGCATTTTGCATAGTTAAAGCATAGTTTTCTGTACCATCGGAATTATGATGATTCGGGCAATATACATAGATGTTAGGGTCTGAATCCCAACATGATTTCCACGTTACTTCTGCACCATCATCAAAATCTAAAAAGCGTAGTATGGCCCCATCTTTAATTTCTTTATCAGTTCTTAAGTCAAGACCTAATCCTGATTTACCTTGTTTGGCTTTACCCTCAATTGATAAAACCAAAAAGGAATGTTTTCTTTTTAGTTGTGCCTTTCTTGCTTCTGCTGTTAGTTTTTTCCACTGTTGGTATTGAAGTTCTTTTTGTACCTCTGGACCAACTGCTTGTTTTTGGTTTGGTTTACTCATTGTCTTTAAACTCATCAGAACCATTCCCCATTATCTTCCACAACAACGGTATTTACTTCAGCGCTTCCATGTCTATCAATAGCATACAATCCTAAAACATTAATTGAAACAGGTCTTAATTCTCCTGTTTCTCTATCTGTTCCTTGAGAAGTTCTACCACAAACAATTACATTACTACCAATACCAAAATCAATATTGACATAAGAAGGAACCCAACATGTTACTGATGAGTAACCTTCTCCATCCCAATTAAAGTCAGCATTTAAATCGCTAAGATATAGTGTTTGGTTTCCGTTAGCAGTTTGTTGTAAGTTCATGTTCTCAACATTACCATCTGTAACAATAATTCTTTCATCTGATTTCTTGTGTGAATTATCTGTATGTGCTGATTGTAAACCAGTTAGTTCTACTATTCTTTCACCTAATGTAGATTGTACCACTTCAATAATGCTATCTTCTAACTCTAAGTATTGTAGAGAAGATACTGTACTACCATCTTTTCTAGCACTTAGAATATTAGCATTGTTTGAATTAGGAACACAAGTAAATGAACACCAACTAAATGTTGTTGGTGAAAAGTCTTTACATTGTTCTCCACTCATTCTTAACTGATATTCTTGGTATTCACCATCATCAAGTTTACCTACAAAGAATAACCTTCTTGACCATGCTTCAGCAGGTAAAGGTTTTCCGTATCTAGGATTAGGTTGACCACTAGCAAATGCTTGTCTATTATCTACAGGGATAATCCATTTATCGTCATCAACTTGCATTCCACTATCAGGTATTTTTTCCATAACTTTAGTAACCATTTCACCTTTAGATAACATGGTAACTTCATGCCTTCCATCCTCTAAAGATACTGCTACTGCTACACTTCCAGAGTTAAGACATGCTGTTGCATCTCTTTGGTAATCAGCAAGTAAATTGTTTCTTCTATTTTCTTCCCAATCTCTAGCCCCTTCAACTGCATAAAAGAAACCAGTAGCAGTTTTAGTATAAGTAGGACCATCATATTCCGTGGTCCCGCCCTCTGCTTCTTTTTTCTTTGTCGCCATTTGTTGAGAGAATTTAGACCTAAAAAGACTTCTTGCGATTTTAAATTCGTTTTCATCTTCTAGGTTTAAATCATGCTTTGCAACTATATCCTCATAGTCTGCTTGTGCTTGTTCAACACTAACGCCTAATTTTTCTGCGTATTTTTCTATTTCATTTTTCATTTCTTCTTTCATATATATTCCTCTTTTTATTTTATTTTATTTATTTTATACTAGTCAATAGACTAGATTTATTATCCGTTTGGATTATTATCTTAGTTGTGATACTAGCCATGAGACTAGTACTCTTGGGGTCATTCCTTTTCCACGCCATTCTGCTTCACCAACTGCTCTCAAATATTTGTATTTTGATTCATTATTTATGTCACTCTTAACAATAACTTCATGTAATCCATAGCAAATATCTTTGACAGTTTTTCCAGCGTATAATGCCCCATGTAATTCTTCTAATGCTTTTCCGTGTTTTCCTTCTTCTAACAAGTTCAATATTCCATCATACCTCTCAAGACTTTTATCCACCTGTTTTCTCAAACTCAATCCACTTGCAAGTGCGGCTTGCAATTCCGTTATTGTTCTACGAACATCACCGTTGTAGTAACTTATAAAGGAATCCAAATCTGCATCTGATGGATGTGATTTTTCCTCTTTCGTCAGGATTGTCTTGCACAATGTTGTAATTGTGGAGTTATCCAGTTTACTAAAGAAGTAATTTGCACATCTTGATTGCAAGGGATAGATAATCTTACTCCTATCATTAGCAGTAATGATAAATCTAACATTACTTGAATATCTTTCCATTATTCTTTTTAAAGCATTTTGAGCATCGGGAGTCATTCCATCCATTTCATCAAGTAATATGATTTTAAATGGTACATCTCCTATTGCTTTTTGCTGTGCTATATCTTTAATAGTTGTTCTAACTACTTCTAAACGCCTATCATCACTAGCGTTAATCTCAAAATAGTTTGAGTCTATTTCAGACTGTAATATCTCTAATGCTAATATACCAGCCGCCGCAGTTTTACCTACTCCAGCCTGTCCGTATAATAATACATTAGGCATATCTTTTATTTCTATCCAGTTTTCGGCATCGAGTTTAAATGTCTCTTGCCCTATTAATTCGTATATATTTTTTGGTCTGTATTTTTCTGTCCATAACATTTTTTATTCCTCCTTAAAACCACCCTTCTAACTTAAGGGTTCTTTCGGGAATAATGGGAGCAGTTCTTGGTCTTGCTCTTTCTTTTATTCCCAGTACTCTTTTTTCTTCACTCTTTAATCTTTTACTTGCCCATGTATGAAATTCATCATCCATTAACAATTGGTTGATTAAGTAACCTTGATTTGGTTTAATCTTTAACTTTCTAAGTATAGTAGGTATTTTAGAATAACTACCCCTTTTAGGGAAAGTTAATCTTGAAAATATTCTACCATCATGTGAGTAAGCCAACAACTCATAAAAGTAATCTGATGACCACCTTCTCTTAACTACCCCATCTACAAACGTTAACTTATTAGGATGAAGATTCATTCCTAACCAAGTCATTATCTGAACATCGGGTGGTTTATTATATTTTAAAAACTTTAGAACTAAATCTCTATTAGGGTTTTTTAGATAATCCCCTACTAAATCAAAAACACTTTTATTGATATTATACGGTTCTTCACTTCTTGGTGCTAACCGCTTTATATTATCTATAAGGTGTTTTTTAGTTCCAGCCCTTTTAACTTTACAACAATTCTTAATTACCTTTGGAACATCTTTTTCATTATTAGAAGTTAATACAATAGAACCTTTCGCATTTCGTATTATATCCATCACAATATCCTTCTTAGGTTTGTAATGTACTTCTTCAATAATAATATCTTGTTCAACGGACTTCCAATCTCTATCTTCTAATTCATTAGCATAATAGATTAACACATCATCGTTATCTATTATAGCCTTAGCCATAGTGCTTTTTCCAGTTCCGCTTTTTCCTGTAATTAATATTGGTCTTTTCTTTTCTCCCATATTTATTAAACTCATAGTAATCCCTTTATCTCTAACATTCTGTTTAACCCTTTTTGTGTTAAATGATGTTTATTAGAAAACAGCGTTACTGCTTCTAAAAATGAATCAAAATTAACACAATGTTTGGGTAAGTTTGGTATAAGTTGAAATAGATTAATTAAGTTATCCGCATTAGTAATTCTAAGTACTGGATACGGTCTACTCTTCTTTTCTATTTCTTTTAAATAGGAATCTATACCACATTCCTTTAATGATTCTTGTAACAGCGCCAAAAACTCTCTATTCATTGCACGAATTTCTACTGATAATTTAATCTTATAACCAGTAGAATGTCTTACATTCTGTGCTATTGCTATTTGTGGTCTTGCTATTGCTACTAATATTCCTTCAAGTTGTTCTCTCGTAAACATCTTTCGACACTCCTATACATTCATGTAATAATCTTTGATAACTTAATCCATCAGAAATTATATCTTTAACTTCTTCCGCTTCCTTTAAATTATTAGGGAAAATCCATTGGATACAAACCCCTTTATACATATTAAGTAATTCTGCTTTTTCTTTATCTATTTCTTCTATTAATTGAGCATATTTATTTATCTCAAAATTATCCTTTATGGCATAGTTTAAAATTATATTTTCTTTAGTTCCTAAATCACCATATACCATAAAGGTGATTGTTGTTATTGAACCATATTCTTCGGTCCATTCTGCTTTAACATCTTCTGTATATTCTTCCATGAGTAACCCTCAATCGTTAAGTTTCCTCATAGTTTCAGAATCCATCTTTGCTTTCTTTTGCATGTTTCTAGTTATCTGACAACCTAATCTAATTTTAGATGTAGAAGGTAAATTCCAAAACACATCTTCTTCTAATCCGTATGTAATTTCCATCTGTCTACACAACTGTCTTCTGCTTAAATTTCTTAACGACTCATCTATTTTTATACCTACTATTTCATCTGTAGGGTACTTAACAAATGTATCTATTATCACATAAACAACTCCCATAAAATAAAGTATCTTCTTTAAAATCCATTGTATCATATTGGGTGCGAGTAATCTGCCCCACTTATACTTTACTTTACATTAAGGCTTCAACATCAGATATTGTGTTAATATCTGATACTGGTTTATCATTTCTAATTCTTAATAATCTAGGAAACCTTAACCCTAAATTATTATCAGCATCCTTACTTACTAAATCTGCTGTAACCTCTAATACTATTCTAGGTAATAATTCATATGTGCCATCTACAACCCTTTGAACTATCTTCTTACCTTGTTGAGTTAAAGATATTAAATCTATATTCGAAAACCCAGTTCCAATACTACCAACTGGGATGAACTTAGTTCCATCTTTAACTGCTATATCATATGAACCAAATACCGTAGCCCTCTTACCTTCACCGTATCTTGCTCCAGTAACTACAACATCTAACTCTATTCTTGGTGGTTTATACTTAACCCAAGAACGTTTACCACTTTCATATGAAGCGTTAAGGTCTTTAACCATTATACCTTCGTAACCATCATTGATTGCTAAGTTATAGAAAGAGTCACTGTCTTCTGTAACTCTAACTGCTTGTTTATGGAATTTAAGGATAAACGGTAATCGTTCTCTTAATGAGTTATCCATTAGGTTTTCACCATTAAACATCATGCAATCGAACACAGCCAGTTCTACGGGACATTTTTCAACTGCTTCATCAATGTTCTTAGAATGAATACGAGTTCCCATCTTCTTGAAAGGAGCAGGTCTGCCGTTACTTTCAACAGGATATATTTCTGTATCAATAATAAATGATTCTTTCATTTCCCATGCATTTATCATAAGAACAATATCGGGAAACTTATCTGTAACTACCTTACCTTTACGATTGAAAATAATAATGGAGGGGTCTAACATTGTAATTTTAGTATTCATTTGAATAAAAGGTTTCAAACAATAATGAATCTGATACCTAGCACCATCATACTTGTATTCAATAATAGATTCTTTAGGCCACTTCTCTTTAGGAACTTCTTTCGCTAACATAGGCTTAATGAATCTACCAATTACTAAATCATTAGGTGGTGTTTGATTTATTGAATAGTACACGACTATATCAGATAAGGAATGTAATTGCATATGTTTTTTAACTTCTGCTTCCTTCTTATCATATACTTTAGCAACTAATTTTCTAACTAGTCCTTCATTGATTCCGTTTCTTGGCGTTCTTAACCAGTATCTCAAAAACCATTTTCTTTCTAATGATGACATCCCATTAAAATAGGTATTAAAAATTCTAAATGCTTCTCCATCACTTTTACTACAATCCATTTGTAATAAAGAATACATTGGGCCTAAACCGTACTCGGAAGATTCATCAATATTATCAAAATGATATATCGCTTCTCCGATATCTCCATGATTATAAATAGAAGTTTCAATTTCTTCTTCGAATACTTCTAAAGATTTAGTAATCCATTTTAATGCCTTCTTACTTGCTAGATTATTTGGGCCTAAATTTAAAGATAATATATCAATAAACCTTGTTTTATTTTCTATTTCTTTAAATTCTTTAGCCAATAAACTAACTGTTTTAGTTGGCGTTTTATATTCTACTGCTTGCATTAATCTACTAAATTCTATCCATCTCATATTCTTTCACCTTTTCTATAAAAACCACCATCAAATTTGGAACTCTTTCGCATATTATCTTCAGCCCACTTAGGTTGAAGATTAACTAATGACCAACACACTTTAAATTCCCCATCATCTATTGATTTATATTTGAAAGCCTGTTTAGGTATTATATGGTCTAAGTGCCACTCATCTATATTATCCCAAGACATACCATCAGTGAATTTAGATTCAATATGTTTAATTAATTCATCTCTATTGAAATCAAACATTTCATAAGTTCTTTGATGTTTTCCCATTCCTCTATTTTTTAAATCCCTTCTTAATTGTAATCTAATTCTTTGGTCTAATCTATATTTAGGGTCAGTTCTACGTCTATTTCTCTCATAGTTTCTTTTCCCAATCTTCTTATGTAGGTTTTTACAAAACTTACTTCCACATGTTTTTTGTCTAATTGATTTTTTCATATGTAATTTACCACAATAAATACATGGTTCAGTCATACTTTTGAATTCTAGGATAGACCAAATGAGACCTCTATTTATTTGCGCCCAATGTCTCTTATATGGTTTTCTTTGGTCGTTTTCACATTTCTTACTACACCATTTAGAATTAATAGACTTATTTTTGAAATCTTTACCACAATGTTTACATGTATGTTGATAAAGTTCTGTAGTATTAAAATGCATATAGTTTGGTTTAAAAGTCCATTTTGATTTTATTGATTCGGTTAACGTATCATACATTACCGTAACCCCCATAAAGCAGGTCGTTCTTTTCTACTATTAATCCTAATAAACTCAGGGTATCTAGTTAGAATGTTAACTACACGTTGTTGTGACGGAGAAGAATTCTTCCAAGTTTTATTTAGATTATCCATTATTTCTTTGGTACTTAATACATCATCTGATAATAACTCAGTTAATCTTTTGACTAACCTTGTGTGTTTACTTCTTCGCCTTAGTGTACCATCTTCTAATTTAACACTCATTCTTCTTCACCAACTGGTGCGGAAAACATTTGTAACATTAATGCATTAGATAAACCAATAGCATGTAATGTCTTTTCATCACCTGCTCTATTAGCCATTCCCATCATCATTGTGTTAAACGCTTGAACCATAGGCAATGCTAGATTCCATGCGTTTTGTGCTTCCTCCCAGTAAGAGTAGTTATCATCTTTATTTAGTGTGGACATATGTAATAGATGAAAGAGCATAAACCCATGTTTATCTTTAATAGAGATTAAAGACTCTAGTTCATTCTCAAAAGACTCTACCATTTGCGCTGGTAAATTCTTTCTCATCCATTCTGTATGTGCTTCGCACCAATCATTAAATTCTTCTTCATTATATTTTTCTATTCCCATTGTTTCACCTTCTCTAATATTTCTTGTAATACTTTTATTTCTTCTAAGTTTAATCTTATTCCTTTCTTTGTTGGTTTATCGTTATTATATAATCTAATATCAACTACATCTAATTTCCAATAAACACCTTTAGTCACTTTCCATTCATTCTTTGCATCTCTAGGTATTCTACCTAGTAATTCCCATTCAGTTTCTTCTGTCATTTTATCACCTTTTCTAATTTTCTCATTCTCTTTTCTAAAGATTTTATTTTATTTTCTAATTTCACATAATCAGGAAGAACTTCTTGTTTTAATTCTTTTATACCTGTGTTATGTAATATATTATTTACCCAAGCGGCTTTATTAGGAATACTTCTGTATTTCTTTAGGTTTTCATCTCTAATGTATATAGTAAATTTAGGCATTATTTCATCTCCTTTAATGCTAAAGTATAATCAGCATGACAATCAAATGTTGCATTCTCTGATATTATTATTATCGCTCCTTCGTATTTCATTTTATTACCTCAAAAATTGAATTCATCATCAGTTGCTACTGAATCAGAAGACCATATTCCTATCTCTTGTGGTTCTTTACTTCCACCTTCAATTAACACTGGACTAAATGTAACTTCAACACTTGCTGAATAGTAGTTATTCGGGTCAACCGAATGCATCTTTTCTGCAACTTCTTTTGCTAATACACTATTATAGATAGCATCATCATACTCAGCAATTACTTCATTATTTCTTTTAACATAATACTTAGTGTCTAAGTTTTTAGTATCAGTTAGCGCCTTTGCTATTCCAAAATTCTTTAAGATATATTTCATATCTTTAACATTGGAAGGCTCTTGCCACATTTCGGGCAATCTTGTTTCCATTGCTTTAATAGAATTAGCAAGTGCTTGACCGATAATTAATTGACCTCGCATACTCATAATAAATTCTAAACATTTCTGTTGTTTAGTTAAATCATCTTCTCCTTTCTCTAAAGTTATCTTTAGTTTTTCTTCTTTCTTTTCTTCTTTATTCTTCGTTTTCATTTACTTCAACCTCCATTTGTTTCATTAAATCTTCTGTCACTAAACCATAAGTTATGTTCAGTCCACATTTATATTTCGCATTTATCATAGCACCGATATGCATACAGGTTTCTAACCAATCATCGGGCATATCATATGGTAATCCCATATCATTAGACAATTGTATTGCTAATGTTGGGTAAACTAATTTATCTTTATTCTTCTTCATCTTTATTCCTCCTTTTATCTGGTGTATTTCCTTTTAAACATTCTAAACATTTTCTAAATCCTCTATGTGTAAACTCCATGCAATCTTTAACTATGCATATCATCTAATTCACCTACTAATACTTCTGATGTTAATACTAATGCCGCAACACTAGCCGCACTATTCAATGATGATAGTGTAACTTTAACAGGGTCAATAATACCTTC